GGCCATATTGCAAGTCGTGCAGTCTGTGCACCTCATTGTCGTTCGGGAAAGCTCTGCAGATGAGCGCTTTCTCGAACGTCTCTCTCACGTTCACGTCGACACGGCCATCCATGCGCGAAAAGTCTCCCTCGATCACGTAATCCTGTTGGCTTACGCAAATGCTGGCGACCCTCGCGGCCACTTGTTCGGGTGTGAGAAACCCGTAGAACTGGTGCTGTTTAAGCTGGTCAGTCAGCGCGTACATGTACACGGAGTAACCGACCTTAACACCAGGCCTGTAAGTGGTGATGATCCTGGGGTCCTTGGCTCCCTGGTAAGCTTCCTTTTTCAAGAAAGCCTTCAGAGAAGTCCGTTCTGATGGGCCCATGTCGACAGCCTCCGCAATTATTGCACGTTGCGTAGGGCGATTCTGCTTCTCGTAAACGGTCTGCAGGTCGGCTTCTGTGACAGCCTTCGGCACCGTAAGGGCAGCAAATTCGGCTATTGCTGCGGCGACGAAGGGGTTGAGGATTTGAACCTTGCTGGGCTTCAAATCTGTAACGCGAGATTCGGCAGCCCAGCTGGCATTGTCTTGGTGGTCAGTGTGGGCGTAGCAGTTGCCTGCCACGATTGGCTGCATGAAACCCTGAACGCTGACCCGTTCAAGTGTATCACCATGCGTGTTGACGTTCGCGCTAACCGCCTTTACAGACTCATCCGCAGTCGTTACGAATGGAGCCTTGTCCCCGTCGCGCGCCCTGAAGTAGGAGGCCACCATTACGGCTTTCTCCCTTTCCTGGTTGCACCACGAAGCCATTGCGGCCGTGGTCGGATCTTGCTTGCCCATTGAGGCAGCCTGAACCATGGTGTCGTACTCTTCTGTCGACAAGTCGGCAGAAGTGTACGCACCCGCTGGGGCTATCGAGTGTTTGACTCCTCCGCTCGTAACCGTCTTCACATGGGCGAACCCATTGTTGACACAGTTAAGGCGTGTGAGCCTATTCGTCTCCAGCCCATCGGCGAGCATCGCCCACAGTCCGAAATAACTCCCAATAGGAGCCAGTAGGACCATGGCTTTCAGCTCACCGACCGTCTTCTTCTCC